CTCGCGGCGGATCGTCTTCGCCATCGCCTCCTTGTCCTCCTCCTTCATCATGTCCTCCTCAGCGCCCGCGCTGATCTTCACGTCGAGGCTGTCCGGGTCGACGGCCATGCCTTCCATGTCGGTGATCATGTAGTTCTCGAGGATGAGCTTCTTCTGGACGGCGACTCCGTCCGCGCCCTTGATCCGGCCCGCCTTCTCGAGAGCGTTCTTGAACTGCTCGGTGTTCATCGTCTTCATCGTGCTGTCCTTTGCTTCAATGGGACATCCGAACTCCTCCGAGCGAGGCCGACGTTGCAGGCGACGTGCCGTAGCGTGACCGAACTTCAGAGCCAGATGCGGCCCCGAGCGCGAGCGATCTCGCGTTCGATGGCCTCGGATACCTTGATCGACCGAGCGGCCTTCGTGGATGAGGGCGCGGGGATCGTGATCGAAACTACCGTCCGCTTCGGAGGCTCGATGCCAAACCACTTCCGCGCCGCCGCAGGAGAGCAGATGCCCTTCTTGACCGCGGTGATGAGCGCGTCCGGATTCGCCTGAAGAGGAGCGAGAGAGACCTCGAGGAGCTTCCATCGCGAGAAGACCGTCGTGACCTCGTCGCCGTACTTCTTCTTGTCGATGTCGGTCGCGCGACGGACTCCTCCGGCCTCCGGGACGTATCCGACCGAGACGGCCCGGACGATTCCCTGACCGACGAGCGAGGCCGCAACCTCGGGGAAGAACTCGCCCGAGTAGCCATCTGGCCGCTTCGCGAAGACGAACTCTCCGACGATGTCGCGCTCCCGGCGCTTCAGGTCGATCGTCGTCCCGACCGGAGTCGCGTAGTCGTGATTCCAGAAGAGCGTCGGGTTCTGCTCGAACTCCTTCGAGTTCATCCCTGCCGGGATCAGAACCTCGCCGTCGCGATCGAGCGTCTCCGCGGTGATGATCGCCGTGAATCCCTTCGCCGTTCCGGTCATCTCGGCGGTAAGCGCCTTGCGATGTACTTCGACCTTCATCAGTCCTCCATGATCCGCTCGACTCGAGCCTCTGCCCTTGCGAATGTCCCGGCGTTCTCGCTGATCGACCGTGCCTCGATCGCGTCGAGATCCGCGGCGAGCTCGGCCTCGGCCTCGCGGAGGATCGCCTCCGATTCGTCGTCGAGCCGGGGTTGCAGGGAGCATCGGCAGTTCGGATGCAGAGGAGGCCCGTCGATCGCCTCGTAGTCCGCGACCATGATGCCGCCGTCCTTGCCGATGATCTCCGATCCCTGCCCGTAGAACGAGTCCTCGAGGCCGACCGCGTTCTCGGAGAACGACGCGCTTGCGGCCTCGCAGAACTCGCACGGATCCGGCGCGAGGAGCCACGTCTTCCCGGTCACGACCCCGGAGGCCTTCCAAGCCTCGACCTCGGCGCGACGGCCTGCCCGTTGAGATTCCGTCCTCGCGATCGTCAGCGCTCGGCGCTTGGTCGCTCGCTCGAGGTCTCCGTCCGCGATCGCCCACGACTGCACCCGCTTCGCGATCTGCGGGATCGTCTCGCCCTCCGCGACTCCGTCACCGATGACCTTCGAGAACTTGACCGCGGTGTATCGGTTCACGCCGTCCGCGGCGCGATCCGCGAGCCGGATGGATTCCGTCCGAGCGTAGGCACGGAGATCGTCGCCTCGCTTGTCGAAGGTCGCAGGGAGCGCGGCCATCTTCTCGAGCGTCTTGCGCCCGAGTTCGACCCCCGCGACGAGCGCGTCCTCGAGGTAGGGTCGCAATGCCTCGACGATGTCCTTGCGCCATCGCTTCGACTGGAGCAGCGTCTCGACCTCGGTCGCGAGCTCGGCGGTCGGGACTTCGGCCTTCTCGATCTTCTCGAGGACGGCCTTCACCTGACGATCGAGGATCCTGCCGACTCCCTTGCCGATCTCCTCCTCGCGAGCGGTGATCTTGTCGAACTCGCGGAGCGCGTCCTTGCCGAGATCCTTCGTGAGAACGTGCGGAGGCTCGATCTCGTCGGCCTCGATCGCCTTCGTCCAGAGAGCGGAGAGGAGCGCCTTCTTCGCATCGCTCTTCTTCGGATGCCCGTCTGGGAGCAGATCGTAATCAGTCGTGTAGTCGGCATCCTCCGGCTCTCCGCGACGGACGAGCGTCAGGAACGCATTGACCCGCGCGATCGCCCATTGCTCGCGCCCGACACCCATGCGATGGCTTGTCGAGAACGCGCCTGCGCCGCGACGGTAGACGGCCTTCAGCATCCCGAGATCGACGCGCTTGCCCTTCTCGTCGCCGTGCTTCTCGTTGTGTTCGTCGACCTTGTTCCGGAGCGCCTCCTCCGTCGCCTCGCTGATCTCGATTCCTCCGCGCGATCCGCTCGCGGATCCTTCCGGGTTCCGATCGCTTCCGCTGATGCGCTCCGAGGGCTTGGCCGGAGGATCGCCTCCTCCGTTCTTCGAGCAGCAGGCGCAGGACTTCCGAGCGGCCTTCCGCTCGCGCTCGCGATTGAACTCGTCGACCTTCCGTCGCGCCCACGCCCATCCGTCGTCGCCTCCCCATCCGTTCCACGCCTGCCAACCCTTGCCCTGCTCGTCCCAAGTGCTGCCCTGCTTGTCGACCTCGTGACGCTCGAAGTAGGCGAGCATCCTCCGGATCGTGTCCTCGGAGAGCGAGACGCGATTCGCGAGATCACGCGCCCGGGCGATCCCGATCGCGGTCATGCCCCGCTCGCTCTCTGGCTTCCGCGCCCGTACCTCGAGAGCTCGTCGGGCGTTGTCCGCGACTCCCTGCGGAGGCTTGGTGTCGATGTCACCGAGCGCCTTCGCGACGACCTCGAGGGACTTTCCATCGCGGCACATCGAATACGCGATCGCGATCGCCTGATCCTGCGGATAGCCCTCCGCGACGAGCGTCGGGATCTTCTCGGAGACGCACTCCGAGAGCGCGTCCTTGCGCTCCGGAGGCGGGATTGTTGGCGGATCGTCGAGATCCGGCGCATGATCGAGCGGCCCGACGAGGCCATCCGGGGAGGCGCTCGCCAGTCCGGGCGGCGCGGCGGGAGCCGGGCCTCCGAGAGGCTGACCGTTCACGAGCAGGGCGTCGGCCATCGGATCCTCGATCGGCTCGAGACCCTCTCGCATCCTAGCCTCGTTCGCCGTGATGATGCCTCCGGCGACCATCGCGCGGAGCTTCTCGAACGAGAACCGCTCATCCTCGCTCACCGGGTTGTCATAGGCGAGGAAGGCATCGTCCTCGATGCCGAAGAGCGGGAGGAGATTCTGATTCAGCGTCTCCTCGTCCATGCGGAGGAGAGGCAGGATCGTCGTCTGCTTCCACGATGCGAATCCGACCGTCGCGCTCGCGAGGTTCGGGTCGTTCGCCTTGAGCATCGAGACGGGAACGCCGAAGACCGCGGCGATCTCCTCGACGATCTGCTCGCGCCCGGTGAGATCCTTCGGAGGAAAGGAGAGAGGCTTGAGGTCGATGTCAGCCGTCGTCGTCAGGAAGCGTCCCGTGCGCTTCGAGCCGCGGAGTTTCTCGTCGATCGAGACCTCGAGCCGCTCGAGTTCATCTGGATGCGCGTTCGACTTCACGACGAGGAGATAGTCCGGCCTCGCCTTGTTCGCGAAGAACGCGGTGTCCATCTCATGGAGTGCCTCGTTCGCGATCGTCGCTCCCCACGCGGCCTCGACCTTGCCCATGCCGTAGTAGAGGTCGGACGGATTCGGCCTGCGGAAGTGAATCACCTCGTCCTGCGCGTAGAAGTTCTCGCGCTTCTGCTCCTCCGTCGCGCCGTAGCGGTAGCCCTTGACGAAGTCCTCGCCCTTCTGTCCCGGCATGATCTCGACGAACTGGCTCGGCATCGTCCAGAGTTCGACCGGGATCTTCAGGCCCGGGTCGATGACCGGATGCACGAAGGCGTTCCCCGTGAGCTCACCGAAGAGAACGCGGAGAACCGTCGCGTCGAATCCGTTCTGGTACGGGTTGACCTTCGAGAGGAGCGTCAGGATCGGATGCGAGTCCTCGACGACCTCGAAGTCCTCGCCGTACTCCGCGGCCTTCGTCATCGCGTATCGGCTCGGCATCTGCTCGAGCGATCCGCAGAGGTACGCCTTGGCCCGAGGCGATGCCTTGCGAGTCCGCCAGACCTTCGTACCGGCGCTCCGGTTCTTGACGTAGAGGCGAAGGGGTTGAGACGCGACCGCGATCGCATTCAGATTCGCGGCGGCGAATATCCACGAGCGATAGGCCGCGACCGCGGAGCGGTTGTCGAATGATGCTCGCTTCGTGTCCTGACCGCGGAGGATCGCCATCGACGACGACTGGTACTTCTCCGACGAGAACGCGGCCTTGATCCGTGCGAGTAGGTTCATCAGATGACTTTCAGTATGAGGGGCCGACGCGATCGACGCGCGAGGACGGCCAGCGCGAGTGCGCAGACTCCGTCGTCGTGTCCGACCGTCGCCTCGTATGAGACAGTCCTTCCGGAGTATCGGAAGCCAAAGGCCTCGAGTTCACTCCGGAGCCAACCATCGGGGAAGCGGATCTCCGCGGTCGAGATCGCGATCTGGAGGCCTTCCATGAGCTGCTGCTTCGTCTGGCTCGTGAACTTGAAGCCCTCGACGCGACGGCACACCTTGCGAAGATCCTCGACAATCGGATCCCCGACTCCCGTCGAGTCGATCTGCGCCGGGGCCGATCCGATCATCCGCGCGAGCTTCTCGCGAGTGACGTTCCAAGGAGCCTGCCACCGATCAAGGCGACAGACTCGGCCCTCGGAGTCGAGGCCGACCGCGACCGTCCAGTCCTGCGATTTCGCGAGATCGACTCCCCAACATTCCGGCTCGGCGCTCGAGATCGGCGCGATGCAGGCGCGGATCGCGTTCAGGCCGAACGGGTTGCCGCCGTCCTCCGCGGGGATGCCCTCGATCTCCTGATCCGCGACCTCCTTCGGAAGGCTTCTCCGCATCGCCTCCACCTCTTCAGGATCGAGGAAGGGATTCGCGCCGGATCCGATACGGAACGCCGCCCACGCGCCCGTAGCGTCTCCCTCGGCCTCGAGGAAGAGCCGATGGAAGTCGCCCGTTCCCTTGGGTGTCCCGGCAAAGATGGCCCGGCCCTTCCGATCGGCAAGCGTCGGGCGGATCGCGGCCTGCCAGATGGAGAGGAGATTCGATACGAATCCGGCCTCGTCGATCGCGGCGAGATCGTAGAAGCGACCGCGCCCGGCATCCTCGTCCTCCAGCGTCCAGAAGTCGAGCGAGCCTCCGGTCGCGAACTCCATGCGCTTCTCGACGCGATCGTGTCGGGAGATGATCGGCGCGAGCGCCCTCTCGATGTCGCGCGTCGGTTCCGCGAGGTACTTGTACGATGGCGCGAACCAAGCGCATCGGCCTCCGCGGATCGCCGCGTCCATGACGACGAACTCCTGAAACTTCGTCTTGCCCCATCGCCGCCCGATCTCGAGGACGGAGAAGCGCCGGAGGCGACGGTACACGTCGAGCTGCGATCGGTGGAGGATCGACTCCGGTCTCGGGAATCGGATCCTCACGCGGTATCCGCGAGCCGAGGCTTCGGTGCATCGAACGGCTCGATCGTCACGACCTCCTCGCGCCTCGTCTCGTCGATCTTGTCGCGCTGCCCGAGATGCTGCTTCCCGAGCCAGATGAGCATGGCGACGTTGCCCTCCTTCGCCTTCTCGTACTGCCATCGACGGAGGCTCATCCGCATCTCATCGTATCCCGCGTCGACTTCCTTCCGGCATCGTCGGCGGATCGTCTGCTCGGACACTCCGGCGATCGTGCCGATCTCGGCATGAGTGCATCCGATTCGCGCGAGCGATTGCACGAGACGCAAGTCGATCTCGGCGCGAGGTCTACCGAGTGGCAAGGACGGCCTTCTTTCCTGTGAGATTCTCCCATCGCTTTACAATCACGTCGCAGTATTGAGGAGAGATCTCCATCCCGTAGCACTTGCGGCCCAGTTGCTCGGCGGCGATGAGCGTCGTTCCGGAGCCGAGGAACGGGTCGTATATGATCTCACCTTTCCGAGATCCGTCAGTGACAGCCTGACACCAGAGAGCGACGGGCTTCATCGTTGGATGTTCGCGACTGACCTTTGGACGGTCGTATTTCCAAAGCGTCGTCCGTGTGCGATCGGAGTTTTTATGGCGGTCCCCTGAAATCCAACCAAACAGGATTGGCTCGTGCTGATAGTGGTACTCGCTATGACCAAGCACCATTGATTCCTTTGCCCACACCATGATCTGCCGAAGGATGCCTCGCCGCTTCCAGTCGTCAGCAAAAAGAATATGCAACGGTCCTGAGGGTACTGTTGCATACCAGTAAGCACCGGCCCGGCAGTTCTTTTCGGCATTGTCGAAAGCAGCAACGACGAGAGACGCTAGGTCTTCTTCGCCAAGTTCGTCGTTCTCTATCTTTAGTGCGTCCTTTGTCTTTCCGACATAGGAGACTCCATATGGCGGATCACTTAAAAGCATATCCGCCTTCTCTCCCGCCATCAGTCGATCAACATCATCAGCCTTCGTCGAGTCTCCGCAGAGCAAGCGATGATCTCCGAGAATCCAGAGGTCGCCGCTCTTCGTGATCGGATCGACTGGAGCCTCAGGGACTTCGTCCTCCTTCACTTCATCCGGATCGAGTAGAGCGTAGATCTCCTTTGCATCGAATCCGCTCGCAAGCGCGAGTTCCTCATCCTCGATCTGAAGTGCCGCGAGAGTCTGCGAGAGAACGTCGTCGTCCCACTCGGCGAGTTCGCTCGTTCGGTTGTCCGCGATCGCGTAGGCCGTTGCTTCGCTTCCCGAGAGAGGAGATCGAACGATCGCGATCTCTTTCCATCCGAGAGCCTTTGCAGCGGCGAGCGTTCCGTTTCCTGCGCGGACGACTCCGTTCGCGTCGACGACGATCGGCTTCTGCTGCCCGAACCTCTGGAGGCTCGACTTGATCGCGGCGAGGTTCTTCTCGCCGTGCTTCCGGGCGTTCGCCGGGTCGAAGACGAGCGTGTCGATCTTGACGATCTCGGCCTTCACTTCGCGCCTCCTGCCGTCGCGACGTTCGTCCCGATGTGATCGAGCATCTCGAGCAGCGATGTCATCCCGACCGTCTTCGCGATGAGGATCGCCTTCCTCTCGTCGACGAGGCTCGGATGGATCCACCAGTCCTCGACCGGGACGAGGTTCATCCTGCCGTCCGAGTGTCCGACCATCATCACGTCCGCGGCGACCATCCGATAGCCGTGAGAGGACATGATCCCGCGCATCGCGGCGCGGATGGATCCGGTCGGATCCCGGTAGAGGTCATGCTCGACGCAGGCGATCGCGAATCGGACTCGATGGAGAGGCAACGTCGCGAGCCTCTGGAGCGTCAGCGCCGGAGGCTCGAGGTCGAGGGAGAGGAAGTCGATCGTCCCTCCGTCGCCTGCGAGCTTCAGGATCTCGGCATCGGTGTCGGGATCGAGCGCATCCGCAAGGATGACGTTCGACTGCGATCGAGCGACGGCGAGTTCCTCCCACGTCTCGATGTCGCAGAGGATGCCGCGCCATCCGAGCTCCTCGAGCGCCTTCGTGTTCGAGCCGTTCTCCGGATGCCCGGCCCCGATGTCGACGAACGTGCCGTCGCGCTTCCCTCCCGATGCGACAATCGCAAAGGTGTCCTGCCGTGCCTGCGAGTGGCTCTTGAGGTCTTCGATCTCCATGATGTCTCCTTATGCCGCGAGGATCTCGTCTCGTCTGGCTTGCGTCAGGATAGCGACCGAGACGAGATAGTCCATGCCTGAGATCGTGACCGGGTCGCCCGTGTCGATCTCCTGCGCGGCCTGCGCGAAGGAGAGGAGCCTCCAGACCGTCGAGTCGTGAACCGCCCACGATCGGACGAGTTCGAGTTCGGCATCCGTGAAGCGCCGGAGGAACTCGTACGCGGTGAACCGCTGAGTCCGGAACGTCCCGAGATCGTAGACCGCCCCGATCCGCGCAGTCCCGTCGTCGCGGACGCATCCGTCCGGGCGCGAGTCGGCGACGACGAGCTCCGTGACGATGTTCCGGGCATCGAGTCTGGCGAAGTTCATCGAGTCACCTCCTGCCGGAAGTCGAGGTAGTCGCAGAGCATCGAGCGAGATGTCGTTCCAGTACTCTTCGCGATCATGGCGATGAGGCCCATCTGCATGGACGTGCCGCTCTGGATCGTCGCTGCGACGGTCGCGACCTTGCTCCCGTTGATGTAGTAGTCCGTCGAGGTCGCGTCCTTGTTCACGAAGGCCTCGAGCCGATACCACGTCGACACGGCGACCGTGATCCCCGTATCCGTCTGCGTGATCGTTCCGAGATAGTCGACCGTGAAGGCTTGCCACTTCCCGGAGTTGACATTGTCGCGGTATCGGAGGTGGACTCCGATCGAGTCAGCGATCGAGTTCGTCGTCGCGCCGAGACCGATCTTGATGCCGTATCGGTTCGTCGCGTCGGAGAGGCTGGACGGAGTCCGAATGATCGCGCAGAACGAGAGGCGACCGAAT